AATATATTCAATTATAATATATTCAATTATAATATATTCAATTATAATATATTCAATTATAATATATTCAATTATAATATATTCAATTATAATATATTCAATTATAATATATTCAATTATAATATATTCAATTATAATATATTCAATTATAATATATTCAATTATAATATATTCAATTATAATATATTCAATTATAATATATATTATAATGTCTAATTATATTATATGAGTATATTATATGAGTATATTTATATATCCAAAAGATGCGACATTATATCAAGGACTACCTAATATAAAAGCAACCGACCAATGGTATACAGATGATATAGAATATGCATGTGATTATACAGGGGATACTCAAGGTTTAATAAAAGTTTTTAAAACAGTTAAAAATCTTAAATTGGTCGACATCAGTACACTACGAGCAAAAGATTTCAGTTCTAAGAAAGATATTAAATTAGAAAACGAAAAAAAAACAACACTTGTATCAATGCAAAATATTTTTAAGATTATAACTGGAATTGATTGTAAAAAAGAGCGTGTTGTAAATGAAAAAGATATAAATGACCTTATAAATGGACACCCTAGATATAAAAATACACAATATGGCAAGTTATATAAAATGAAAGTATTATTGGGAAAAGAAAAGAAGTTTATAAACAGACTTAAATTTGTTATTAATTCTAAATTTAGACCAGTTATCGTTAAAAAAACTGATATAAATAGAATGAGTACATTAGATTTTGATTTATTGTTTTTAAATAACTTAAAACGATTCTTCCCTAAATCAGATGGGTATATTGGACTTAAAGTACAGAGTGATTTTACATATACATGGATTCCAATTAAAACAAAGAACAAAATAGTATCACTTTCATTTTCAGGTGACCAATTACCAGAAATAGCATTATATACACCGGATAAAATTAAACTTCATAAAAATTTGAAATCACCATATCAGATATGTTCTTATTTAAAAAATATTTTATCAGAAGAACAAAAAAATAAAATTAGTTCAAAAACAAAATAATAAAATTAGTTCAAAAACAAAATAATAAAATTAGTTCAAAAACAAAATAACAAAATTAAATATATCTAATGTATTAACTAATATCTAATTAATTCTTTTTAATACTATAATAATTATTATATTAGTAATAATAAATGAAACCAACATTTATTATTGTTGGAACACAAAAAGGGGGTACTTCTGCTGGTATGTTTTATTTAGATCAACACCCGGATATATATGTATATCAGGGTGAACCACATTATTTTGATTTAGATGAAAATTATAATAAAGGCGACCAATGGTATGAGAATACATTCTTTAATAGTAAAAAATCAATTGTTAGAAAGAAAGAACGAGGTGAAAAAACACCAATATATTGTTTCTTCAAAAAAGCAATGGATAGGATTCATAAGTATAATCCAAATATCAAAATAATTATATTTTTAAGACATCCAATCGGCAGGGCATATTCACAATATAATCATGTGGTTGATACAAGTAATCCCATATCATCTAAATATAAACCGACTTCTCGTATGTTCAGAAATAATAACGCAACATTCCGCCAGATATTAGAGAAAGATATAAAAAAGAAGAATTATCAAGACTATCAAACTATATTACAAAAAGGTTATTATGATGAACAACTTGAATATATACGCAAACTATTCCCAAAGAAGAATATTAAAGTTGTTATATCGGAGCGATTTAAGAAATCGCCACTCAGAACAACAAATAGTATGTGTCGCTTTCTAGGGGTTGGTCCTATAGAAAATACCAAAATAAAAGTGCGAGAGGACTTACATAAACGTTCTTATCCTAATCAAATATCAAAAGGTGATTATGAGTTTTTACTACGGTTATATAAACCACATATGGAGAAACTTTATAAAATATTCGGCAAACGAATAAAAGAATGGGACACTATGACATATGAGAAGATGCTTGATTCTCAGTATGAATAGTTACACTTCTATAAATCGTTGTTATAATTGACTATAACTTAATATCAGTTCATGCAAGTTTACACCCTTAATGTTTTTCAAATCAGATATCGGTGATAGAAATAGTCATTGGAATTTTATAATTATTTAATAGGTCGGTGTAAAATCACCTCGTTTGCGTAGCAATGATGATTTAATAAACACCTTTGACCGCGCGTGAATAACGCCGTGCCATCGTCTTGCGACGAAACTCGACTGACCGTGCCATCGTCTTGCGACGAAACTCGATTGACCGTGCATGTGCCATCGGTGATCTGGTTGAATAGATAGGTCTGAAACGATCGTCGTCTGAAATGGTTTTCATGTGACGGAACGTCCGACTGGTCATGGGGACGGTGTCGATAAAGAGGTTACTGGTCTTGAGGGGCATGGTGATTTGATTGTAATATTATATAAATTTTATTTCAAATTTTTTATTTCATATTATATCAAATATGAAAACAACTGGTCGTTGTCATTTATTTTAGTATATGACATCGCAATTTCATCCATTTTCCGCTGAATATGATAAATATCATCCTTACACCCTAACTCAATACCGACCAACACGTCGCCAACACCCTTATTTGTTTTCTTAATATATTCAAACCGTACTACGTCGCATTTGTAATTAAGGATATTATTAACAAAATTTTTTAATTCACCCGGACGTTGAATGAATTGTATTATATAATATACTTTCAAGCCCTGGTATTGAAGACATTTATCAACTATTTCGGGATATCTAGTAATATCATTATTTCCACCTGATAGTATACATACAACGTTCATGTTTTTTATCAATTCTGGATGAGTATTATATATTTCGTCTAATACACTAACAGATAATGCCCCAGCTGGTTCTGTTATTATACCATCTTCCTGGTATAAATCAATCATCGTTTCACATATTTTTCCATTTTCAACGGTATATATATTATCCAAATTACGGTTACATATATCGAATGTTTTATTACCAACCATACTAACTGTTGCCCCATCAACGAAATTATCAACAGGTACGGTATCAACCGGACTCCCGTTTTCAATAGACCGTTTCATAGAAGGACAACCCGATGGTTCTACCCCAATATATGACACGTCGTGATAATCCAGTTCAACGCCATATGAAGATATTCCCGCCATTAACCCTCCTCCACCAATTGCTCCGATTATAGTATTTGGTGTAAATTTATGATTATCGAATAACTCGATCCCGATTGTTCCTTGCCCTGTTATTACATCGTCGTCGTTATATGGGTGGATAAATGTTTTATTATGTTGTTTTGTATAATCGAGTGCTTCTCCTAAACATTTATTAAATGTATTGCCTGTTATATGTAATCTACTACCTTTATTAAAATATTTAATACGATTTATTTTTTGAATAGGTGTTGTATTAGGAACGAATATATCTGCATTAATATATAGTTTTTTTGACGAGAATGCAACGCCCTGTGCGTGATTACCAGCACTAGCACATACGATACCATTGTGTTTTTGTTCATTTGTTAAACCAATAATCTTATTTAGGGCACCCCTTATCTTAAATGACCGACATATCTGTAAATCTTCTCGTTTAAAATATATATTGCTATTATATTTAGTGGATAATCTATTATTATATTCAAGTGGGGTTCTTTTAATATAAGGGGCAATTTTAGCATATGCTTTATTAAAATTAGATACCATGTTTATATGTTTATATGTATATGTTTATATATTATTACGAATATTTATATAAAATTGATTTATATATTATAAGTTATTAAGTATGAACTATTACGCAGTATACAAAGGGCATAACCCCGCAATTTATAATAATTGGGACGAATGCCGGGATCAAACAGATGGATTTAGTGGTGCTAAATACCGTAAATTTTCAAAGAAATCAGACGCCGAGTATTATTTAAAACATGGTAAACAATTTATGTTAACCCCAACAAGACTAGATAGTTTCTTCAATGTTTCAGGAGGGGGTGATGCTAAATATGATTTGGATAATTTGATTGATGATAATAAGAAAGTGGTGCGGAGTAAAGCAGTTGATAGGAGTAAAGCAGTTGATAGGAGTAAAGCAGTTGATAAAAGTGACAAGATCGAACCGTCCACTGTATCACAAGAACACCCTCTCATGTTTGATGATTCTAAAACAATCTATGTATATACTGATGGAGGATGTATCAATAATGGGAAGAAGAACGCGAGAGCAGGTATGGGGATATATTTTGGCGATAATGATCCGCGAAATGTATCGGAAGAAATCGAACCATATAATGGAAAGAAAACAAATAATATTGCGGAATTGAAAGCAATACTTAGGGTATATGATATTCTTAAAACAGAAATTTGTAATAACGAACGTGTTGTTATCTGTTCTGATTCTGATTATTCGATTCGGTGTTGCACCACATATGGTAGAAGACTTAAAAGCCAGGGATGGAAAGACGGAAATAAAGATATACCTAATCTTGGGTTAGTTAAAGAAGGAATTATATTATATGATGCGCGACCAAATGTTACATTTAAACACGTAATGGCACATACAGGTAAACAAGACCGCCACTCAATTGGAAATGAAAACGCAGATAAATTGGCAAGTATGTCAATTGGTAATATCTCAAATAGTGGTGTATCTACTCGAAAACCGGTTGATAAAACGTATATTAATGTCGCATATCATAATAAAGATGATGCTAAATCAAAAGGTGCTAAATGGGATAAAAGAAATAAGAAATGGTATATTGAAGAATCTAATATAAATAAAAACGAACTCATTAAAAAATATGGACGTATTTAACAATATTTTTGAATAGTCGTTTGACGACTAGTTCGTAATATAGGATGTTTATCATTATAATGATACTTACAGTTATAATATTTTTTATATTTATCATCTAATCCAATACCGGATAAGTCACCCTTTTTAATTTTAGCAACTTCTTTATTACAGCGTGTAATGTATTTATTGTTTATATATTTAGGGATGAATTTATCATCTTTCTTCTTATAATAAACTAAACGTGCCTCTAAATTATGTAAATTATTAGTAGGACACTTAAGTGGTTTTAATACTTCATTTTTTATATAGTCGCCATGTGAAATAATTATAATTAATCTATTAGATGGCAAATGCTCTAATATTTCGCTCAAGAAATTATCATAATCATTCGGATTACTCGTGATTACACAATTATCAAAATATCCATCTTTTTTAAAAGCACGATGACATAATGTTGCCGCCATAACACGTGGTAAAAAAATCTCATTATTTATATCTAATCCAATTGATATAAATTTATTAATAGCGTTTACATAACAAGTACTTTTATATATAGTTGTCATTGATTGACTACCACTCTTTTTATTATAAAATTTAACATGTTCGCTGACAAACGGTATTCTATTAATTTTGCGCTTTGTTTTCCGTTTAATGTATCCACCACTTATTATTTTAGCAGTTTCAACAGCACGTGGTAAATATGATGAATAGAAACTAACTCCGTCTAAATTATATTCATCTACTATATTATAACTATATTCTTGTAATTTTGTACCAAATGTATATGCTTGATGAATACCTTTTTCAGTACATAGGGGTTGTCTAAATTTAGCCATAATGTCGAACTGTCCTTTAAATGCCACATTAGCACAACTCTCACAGTGTCTTACCCATAGGATATATTTATCTTTCATATATTTATAATAGATATTAAATATTATAATGGTCGGGAGAGACCTCGTTCACGGCAGAAAGCAAGTAGCAGTCGCCAACCCGACTAAGATGAACAGTACACCCTTCCCGACGAAGATGATGTCGTCCTTGAGGTTCGACCACGTATAGAGTACATACGTGGTCGAAAGACCGGTACAGTCACTGCTGGTGGAAACATTGATGTACGACATATTGGGCATCGGAAGATTGCATTTGGTGCACGTAAACAACCTGGGTCTGTTGTGTTTACGCGACGGGTATATTCCGTACATCGTGTTGGTATACCCACATGCATTGCATACCTTTGCGACGTCTGTCCCAGAATACCCGTGAAGGGATAAATAGCCACGTGCAATCACACTCGCCATGTGGATGATTGAAAGTTAAAAATCTATTAATATTACCGTTGATTTTTAAATTACATAAAACAACAATGTATATAGTATTATATGTCCAAATTAATGAGAACGAGTAAGTTGATTTATGAAAAACTAAAACATAATAACGTCAAAGATGTTTTTATATATAGTGGTGGTGCGATTATGCCTCTTATTGATGAATTCTATAAAGGTGATATTAAGTATTACGTCAATACACATGAGCAAAACTGTGGGCACGCAGCAACAGGATATGCTAAGTCAACTGGTAAAACAGGAGTGTCGATTGTAACAAGTGGTCCTGGTCTTACGAATTCTATAACACCTCTTTTAGATGCTACTAACGATAGTACTCCAATGGTATTATTATCTGGCAACGTATCACTTAAAAACATGGGGACAGACGCGTTTCAAGAAGCACCGTCGGTTGATATTACAAAACCGGTAACTAAATGGAGCTATTGTATTACAGATCCAAATGAAGTTAATGACGCTATAGACGAAGCATTTAAAGTGGCAAATAGTGGGAAACCAGGTGCAGTTCACATTGATTTACCGAAATGTATATTAACATCCGAACAATTAATCACAGATGATATGTTTAATTACACTACGTTATATAATGATATACCGTCATTAACAAATATTCGAACCCCTACATATTTCTTAAACCCGAGTGTATATAAATTTAATCATAACCACGATACAATTAATACACACAATTCATTGCATATATCAACATCAATTCGTTCAATTGCTAATATTATAAGGCAGTCGATGAAACCGGTATTATATGTTGGGCAGGGGTGTAAAGGTGCTTCTAACAGTCTTAGAGAACTTGCTATTTCTAATAATATCCCCGTAACAACAACATTACATGGGATGGGTATATTTGACGAAACACATGAATTGTCACTCCAGATGTGTGGAATGCATGGATCTGTGTCGGCAAATTACGCACTACAAGAGGCAGATTGTATCATTGCGGTTGGGTCGAGGTTTGATGATAGAACAACGGGTGAATTAAAAAAATACGCACCTAAATGTCGAAATTTCATTCATCTTAATATTGATAATGGAGAAATAAATAAAGTAGTAGACACAGTACATTATATTATAGGCGATTGTAACGAAAGTGTTCCATTATTAATGAATGAACTACGGGAATTAAACACACTAAATATAGGTATCCATTCATATTTAACATATGATACAAGAACAGATTGGATTAATAAAATTAAGAAATGGAAACAACAACATCCATTTAAATATGATAAATTAACAACTGGGAAAATTAAAACACAGGATGTTCTTGTAGAACTCAATAAACAAATTAAGGGCAATGAAGATAAATATATAATGACATCGGGTGTAGGGAATCATCAAATGATGGCTGCACAATTCATTGATTGGGTATTACCGAATCGATTTCATTCATCTGGTAGTCTAGGAGTTATGGGCGTTGGTTTACCGTATGCCATTGGGTGTCAAATTGGAAATATGGATAAACAGGTAATTGATATTGATGGAGATGGGAGTTTCTTAATGACCCTACCTGATATGAAAACGATTGTTGAATATAATTTGCCGGTGAAAATCCTAATTCTAAATAATAATAGTCAAGATATGGTTCGTGTGTGGGAAACACTATTCTTCAATAGTAGAATAACAGCAACCCAAAATAAAAAGAACCCAGAATTTAGTGATGTCGCAGAGGCGTTTGGTATTAAAGGAATGGTATGTAATCATCAATATGATATGGTTAATATGATTACCAAATTCTTAGAATATGACGGTCCCGTATTACTCGAATGTCGGGTTGAAACAGATTATTGTTTACCATTGGTACAACCTGGAGCTGGACTGGACGAGATGATTATACACGGGGATACAATTAATGTAAATAAAGGCGAATGCCCGAGTTAGTACCTTTATAAAACCGGATAGGTTACATTATTGGTACTGTAAACACCATTTATATAGAAATAAAATTGATTTTCGTCTTTCTTAAAATTATTAACTGCAGTTGTTAGTATTATAATATATTTATTAGTTGTATTGAATCTCTCGTATATATCAGTATTAGAACAGTATATAACCAACTTAACACTATTATAATAAATATATTTAATGCCACGGATAATCAGAGTATCGTGATTTTATTAGTTTTTTCTTTTTATTATATATATGACAACATAGTCTATATCGGTCTAATCCATCATAACAATCATATATATTTTTAGAACATATTTCTGCGAATAGATATGTGTTTATATCAGATTTATTTTTATTTAGTCCATATGTTATTCGCTTTCCATGTAATATATTAAGTTGATTATAAAACTCTCGAGTAAATATTAAATAATCACGTGTAATATTTTTATTATCAATAATATGATTTATTAGAGTTTTAAATATTGAATTATTAGGAGGTGTTGCAATAATACCTTGGTATATACTTATTTTATTTTTAGCAATAACCGTGTATAAATAATTTTTATTGAATATTTTATTAATTGGACAAAGTAACTCCGTTTTAATATCTAAATATATACCCCCGTATTTATATAATAAGCAATATCTCATTAAATCTGCCTTATGTGCGCCACGGATTAATGAATTAAATGCGTCTAATACCTTAGGTGGATAATTTTTTTGTAGAAATTCAATACACTCTGTATCATCAAATATAATATGTTTATAGTCAGGTGCGTATTTTTTTATATTATCATATACTTTTTGTGGTATTTTGGATTTATCAATATAAGTTTGATAAATCACCTTGGGTATAGATATATTATCATATTGTTCGATTTTATAATATCTTCTTTTACTACACTGACATATTGTTACTAATATTAATATTAACACTATTATAATTGATATTTTAATATATATCATATAAAATAATACAATATTATATATTTTAATTCCCGTAACTTAATATATATAATATATTATATAAATGGTTGCTAAAATAACAGATTTAACAATTTCAAATGAAACTATAACAATTACATATAGTAATCTACTTAGTATGACACCGAAAGCGATAATTTCATATTATGGACAATGGGCAACTTATGGTGCTAAATTTCCAATTCCAACCGATGATCTAACAAAATATGATTATATTACACATTTAGCATATGGATTTATAGGATATAATCAAGATGGTCATATTGGGTCTTGGGATATTGGAGCAGATATTGGAAGTTATGCAGAAGGCGTAACAACATCTTATCTATATAATAATGATGATAATAATAATTTTTTTAGAAATTTATATTATAATAATACCAATAATGAGGGTGGGTTAGCTAATTATATTGGAAATACACTTGCTCTATCACATCCAGTAAATAATTATAAATATTCGGATGATATGTCTGAAAGTCTATCTCGGTCTCAGTTTTTTAACATGGCATATGTTAAATTTAAAAAACCTCATTTAAAAATAATAATGTCATTTGGAGGTTGGCAATATGGAAGTGCTGCAACTGATGAAACATGGAATAACAATACTCCACCTGCGGAAGTATTTAATATGATTGTAAATAATGCAACTAAATTAGAATTATTTACGTCAAGTATTAGATATTTAATAGAACATTATAAATTTCAAATGATATCTCTAAATGGAGAATATTATCCAATTGTATATAGTACACCAGACCCAGAAAATCCATCTATTGCAAAAATAAATCCATATTTTGATCCCATATATTGGGTAGATGGTATTAACGGAACCTTAACATTAGAAGGAGCCCCATATCATTTATTTGACGGGGTTGATATTGACTGGGAATATCCAACAGGATGTGGCTCATGCGGAGGATGCATAAATGGAAAATTGGCAAGTGGATATTGTCCAGGTGGATGGACTCCTTCAGATAAAGAGGAAGCCGTTAATAATTATGGAAAATTATTATCTAACTTAAAAGGTAAATTACCAGATAAGATGGTTGCTACCACTACTGCTGGTAATTTAACTGAAATATCAACATTATTAACTAACACTATTGTAAATACTGCGTTTAATGACATTGATGTTATTAGTATTATGTCATACGATTTTATGAATGGTAATTCCAAATTAACTCATGATTCCCCATTATACAAACAAAAAATTATGAATCAATCAAATGAACTGGTTGACTGGAATATTGAGAGTGCTGTTAAATTATTTGAGAAAAATAATATACCATATTCCAAATTAAATATTGGAATACCATACTATGGTAGATATCAATATATTGAAAAAACAAAATTTAATGATATCGCACCTGATATAGACAATATAACCCAAGATCAAACAAATGTATTATTTAATGGAGAGACTGTTGCAGATTATGACGCGTGTAGCCAGCAAGAAAATGGTGCTAAATGTAATTGGGTAAATTTTTCACACCTTGATATTAATTCGATTGGTTACCAAATGATATCAGATACATCAGAAGAGGTATGCGGGGCGGGAGGAAATCAACCTGGGGATGCATGTAACTTTGTAACAATTAAAGATCTATTTAAAGAAGTTGATGATGAGAGAGTTGGTGTTACATATTATGTCAGTAAAAAGACTGTTATTGCACCAAATGGGGTGGGTTCTTATATAATTTTATCAATGCCATCAGAATATAGTATTATAGAAAAAACAAAATTTGTTAAAGAAAACAATTTAAATGGTGTTATTACATGGATGATGAGTCAAGATGTTGAAAGTGTTCTTGCTAAAATAGTATACGATAACTTACAACCATCTCTTACAACCACACCACCAACAACGGCTCCAACTGCGGCGCCAACTGCGGCACCAACTGCGGCGCCAACTGCGGCGCCAACTGCGGCACCAACTGCGGTACCAACTGCGGCACCAACTGCGGCGCCAACTGCGGCGCCAACTGCGGCGCCAACTGCGGTACCAACTGCGGCTCCAACTGCGGCTCCAACTGCGGCACCAACTGCGGCTCCAACTGCGGCTCCAACTGCGGCTCCAACTGCGGCGCCAACTACGGCGCCAACTACGGCTCCAACTGCGGCGCCAACTGCGGCGCCAACTACGGCGCCAACTACGGCGCCAACAACACCAGCACTTAGACCTTATCCTGATCCGACTGTCAATAGGTGGCCCCCTGATTATGGTAGTAAATTACAATGGATGTATAATTGTACAGGAAAACAAGGTGCGGCATGTAAAAATCCACCAGTAGAAGATATAATTAAAACTCATGTTAATTATATAACATTTATACAGAATTTAAGTATCGTTGGACCCGAAGATTTAGTTATTGGAATACCAAATACAACTAATGAGGATGGTAATACAGACGACTATGTAGACCCGTGCCAAAGTATTACCGGTGACGAAGTATGTGGTTGTCCAACCGGACAGTGTACAATTTATCCTACGGGAGACTCTATTACGAGATACTCTATGCAAGGAGAGGGAAAAACAAGCAATGGTATAAAATTACAACCATGTTTACAGCGTCAATTAACCCTCCCATATACACGTGGGCAGTTGAAAGATTTACACGATGATGGAATCACATTAATATTAACACTCGGATCTTGGTGTAGTCGTTTCCCAAGAAAGCATGAAGCATATCTTTGGACTCAAAAGGGTGTTGATAATGTTAAGGATAATCCTAATTATTATAAGGATAATTCCACTAATCCTATACCAGACATATTAACGGCGACTGCTCATACAAGTGGTACCGCGACAAATGATGGTGCCCACATCCTACCCGAGATCCTTAATGAAGCTAATATGGATGATTATATATTTTCACCCGGTGCTAAAAAATTTGTAGAACAATTTAAGAAAATCAGAGATGAGTCCAAAGTTGATAATACATATCTATTTGACGGAATTGATTTTGACTGGGAAGGATATTGTGCATCGAAATGTTTAGCAGATGGATGCGAATGTACATGGGGATCTACTTGTAGTGGTGATGGGAATGAACCAGGTGGAACTAATAATGTTACGAATCAAAAGGGTGGTACATGCGGCGATCCAAAAGTTCTAGTTGAGAAACCATGTTGGACATTAACTGATGGGGCAACAATAGGAATTATGAATGCAATAGCATATTATATGCGAATAAACGGATTTATTGTTACAGGTGTACCAATTAGTAGTCAACTTTTTACAGATAGTATAACAGATAATGACCAGAATCAATTTGTTAGATATGGATTTAAACCGGAATTGTATGATGGTATTATGCTTCAATGGTATTCTGGATTTGACGCAGGAGTATGTGACTATAAAATTCCAGGGACCGATACTGTTAATACTCCAGTCGGTAAAGAACCAAATTATCCAAGACCAATCGCAGATGGAAATACTAAACCTACTGAGTTTAATAATTTTCATGCATTATGTAAAGCTAAAAATCAACCCCGGGCGAATTATCCAAATAGTCATGGTAGATCTATATATCATTGTCCCAGAGCAATTGATTGCCCTGATTGGAAATATCACGGTTCTGAAAAATATGATGAACAAATTGAATTAATAAGAAAGTTAAATAACTGGTCTCCTGGGATAATTAAAAAATTAGTTGTTGGATTTGAATTTTATGAAGGGTCTGCACAATGGGGACCGGAACCTTTACCACTGGAATGGAAAGAATTAAATGATAGATTAGAAGATGAATTCGATAGGGCAAGTTTAGCTGGTTATGGTGGATGGACAATATATGGTACAATGGATGCGGTAGCAGGTGAACCAGGTTCACATGATGGTGAACCATGGGTATCTCATAAACATTTTAGAGAAAAATTGGATACTTGTTGGGGACCATGGGCTAAATTTGATCCTGCTGATGTATTAGTTGGTAAAGATATTAAACACGGAGATGATGAGTGTGCGAATCTTCCCACACCACCACTTATTCCAATAGATAGCTTGGTACACGGAACCGAACAAAATGCATGTGATTGGGCGGAACCGCCTGGAAGCAAGTGTTCGGATTATACTAATGCATACACCTGTGGTAATAACACGAAAGTAACTAATTGTAGTTGGGTTGCATGGGATAGTGCATGTGCATCCGAAGATGCTAAGTGTATGACTACACCTGCTGTATTGACAGTAACGCAAGATTGTGCAACCGATCAGGCTTGTTTTCAGACTGATCAAATTACACCAACAGATCGTACCACCATGAACGAGGATACATGTCTATTATGCAAATATACTTGGGGAAAAAGTTGGGAGGGAGGACAATGTGAATGTCTTCTTTGGCCCCCAACAGATACCAATCTTTTTTGTGATGGATCACAAACACCAAGTCCAACTACACCAGCGCCAACACCGATTCCAACTACAACACCAAGTCCTGTAACACCGACACCAGCACCTATAGATGATATATGTTGCCAGGGTACATGGACACCAGGATGTGCTAACAAAACACCATTAACATGTTTAAATTCGGGAGAGTCATGTAATGGGGATTGGGACTGTAATAATTAGTATACATATAACTATCAACAAACTAAACCATATATGCGACATCCAATTCTCCAATTCTTTTACCATATATTTTCCATCGGTTGTTTTACGATAACCGTGTTTTTCGTAATATTTTCGCACTCCTACTCCTGAAATAATTGCTATTTTATCGCAATTATTTTCTCGCGCCAGTTGTTCTGCCTTTTTGAGCAACTTCCTTCCAAATCCATAATGCTGTACTGTATTCTTGGTATGATTACCCACTTTTTGAATTGTTCCATATACATGGAGTTCTCTTACAAATGCGGTTTTTGTTTTGAACTCTTCGTAACACGCATCCGGGTTTGATTCCATAATTCTCAATCTTAAAAATCCATACAATGTATTGTTATTATCACATCCCGCCCATTCGAGTTTCTTATTGATTAATCGATTGATTAACTTATTAAAACAATTAAAAACATAACAACTACATACATTTAATGTAACATACTGTCCCCTAACTTGTGGTATAATTGATGTATTAATCCGACACTTACATTCGCAACTCTCAAAACTTAAAAAATAATTTTTACTTTTAAATTTATCAAGTTCTCTATAATGATCTTTATAAATTCCATGTAATTTGACATTGTCCCCATCCAATTCACTTTCAATTTTTCTAACGACCATTTTTGCCCTATGAATTGAATCAGTCTGTTTACGCACTTCCACACATCGAATACACAGGCATTTTTGTCCACGGCGTTCTAATTCTTTATGAAGGTCTTGTCTCATATTTGTTGTGATATTACCGGCAATATCATATTGTTTCGGGAAATCTCGAACAATTCGATTATTCCGGATCCATCGATGAATCCGGGTTTTAACATCCAACAATAATTCAAACATATCGTCCGTTGGATATGGCACATATGAACCATCTGCGTATTCCTTCTCAATCTGCGTAAACGGTGTTACTTGAGTAGGATAAAGTTTCCACTGGTCTACCTGTAAATAAGGAGCATTTAGAATCAACTCAAACATATCCTTGTCTTGTTCATATGAACTACCCGGCATATTCGGCATAATGTGAATATCAACCTTAAATCCATTATTCATTGCCAGTTGAATACCTCTAATTGCGTGTTTTAATTGATGTCCTCTGTTATTCCGCTTCAATACTTCATTTGAAGTATGTTGAAGTCCCATCTGAATACGAGTTACTTCGAGGTTACGAAGTTCTCTCAATGTTTCTTTATTAATACAATCTGGTCGAGTTTCAATTGTAATACCAATGATTCGTGCCAACGCGTGTTCATTTGCAATGACTTCATTTATATGAGAATACATTGGTCTTTTATCAGTATCAAAAAAGGTATTCGCTGCATAAAGTAGTTTAGTAATAAAATCCTTCCGGTAATCGAGTGGGTATGAATGAAATGTTCCACCTAAAATAAGTAACTCAATTTTATCAATAGTATGTCCATTAATAAAATGTGTACTTGCCCGTTCATTGAACTGTGAAACAGGGTCGAAATTATTGCGTTTGCCGCGTTGAACCCCTGGTTCATCAGATAGATAACTTTTAGGTTGCCCAGGTTCGCTAGGACAAAAACTACAATCCCACTGACATGTGAAATCATTTCCGTTTGGTTTATCAGACATAAAAACGGTTATAACAAGAACACCTGAACTACTACGAATTTCTTTAATAATAATCTTTTCTTCAAAAATACGATTCGGTTTAATTTTATTAGAATTTACTAGATATTTATATAATAATGAAATCTCTGCCTTTTTTGGAGTAATTTTTAATTCACGTTTATATTTTGCCATTAATTGATTAATAGTTATTTCGGGAGTTATGTTTTCCAACATTTTATTTATAAAATCAATGTATTCCGACGATGTATTAATTTTGATATTGTTTAATGTAAGATGGTTTGTTTTATAAGTTAGGTTTTCGATATCTAGCATTTGTCTTATATATATAGGTATATGTGTTTAAGTATACTACATGGTAACTAATTTCAAAACAATCGTTTTATATACGTTTTTATCGATTTTATTAATAAAATCAGGGTTTATAATAGGTATTTTAACTAGAAATTTCAACCTAATTGAGATTGCGGGTCGGTCCAAACAACCCCTCTTTCGAAGCACATGTCACCTGTACGCTGCAGACATAGTCCCCCTCCCGCTGAAGGTCGGTTCCCCAATAAACGTATTGGAACGGGAAACCCGGGTGGTCGGAACAGTTGAATAGTTCAGGGAAATCGTTCCTATCACACTTGGTACGCATCCACATGTAATTCACTCGCTTTGACACGAGGGGCAAAGTAATGAAGAGGGGGTGTACGTGGTCGGACACCCTCAGTGGACGTGGTCGGTCTCACGATACATACAAACGCGATGAGCAATTTGAAGTTAACCATCGGGTTGTTTGAATTATATAATATTTTTCCGTCAATTTTTTATATATTATATAGTATAATGGGCGATGCTGTTAATTTAACCTCTTTTTTAAATCAAATATTTGATGATACAGCGTTAGTTGGAACTAATATAATGGATAAATTAACTGTTTCTAGTCTAACAACAATCACCATTCCTATTTCTGGAATGACTCGAAAAGAGTCTCCCAATATATCCGGTCTATCCGACTTAATAAATTTAGAGAATTTAACTATTAACCGTGTAAATGGCAAGGCCTGCTCAACCACAATAGGTCCTATGCCTATACCAGACATAAGCGTGTTAATTAAGTTAACAGCCCTTGATTTATCTGAAAATGGATTCACAAATAATAATCTAGGGACCACTTTTGCGAATAGGAATATGGCGAATTTAACACATTTAACGACATTCGATATATCTAATAATAAATTGGTTTATACGCCTAATGATATTGATGACTTAAAAACATTATGTTCAAGTTCAAGTATTAGTGGTGACTGTTATATAGCAGATACACAAATGGCTGGTTGTAATAATTATTTAGATGATGTCTCGACACAAGACTTATTAGACGAATTTCCGAAACCATTTAATCGTAATTTAGTTATTCCAATGACTGTTGGCGGTGATGGAATACCGGATAAATGCCCAGCCGAATATAAAGAGGACTTGATAACTTTTATAGTTAACAAGATAAGAAATGGGAGCTGTGATTGCAACACATACTGCGCAGCCAATTGGAATAGTGAAATCACGAATAACAGATCAGGATGGGCAGGTGCAACCTGTCACTCCGCTTCTATAGTGGAGTTTAACGGAAATACTAAGCCTAGTACGTGTTCAGACCGGACCAATGGGAATTTTAAGTGTACATGTATGGAGACCACAGGGGGTTGGTGTACTTATACTGATACAACGTGTCGGAATACATGTGATGGTGACCGACGTATCACAAACTCATGTGTTCCGGCGCCGACACCAAATCCAACACCAAATCCAACACCAAATCCAACACCAAATCCAACACCAAATCCAACACCAAATCCAACACCAAATCCAACACCAAATCCAAC